CAGAAGCTTCTCCAGAGCCTATCTCTTCTAATCTTAGGTTATTGACAAACGTACTCATTTTTTATCCTCATGCTGCTATGTCTGTCCAAGAAGGACTTTGACTTGGTGATATTGTACTATAGTTAGGGGTTTGACTAGGAATGATATTACCCCAAATAGTTTTTAAATTACCCACACTTGCTGTACCACTTACTCCAGTCACAGTAACTGTTGCCGTGCCAGTAACAGAAACTGTTGCACTATTAACACTTGCTGTCATTTGAACAGCAGTATTTGTATTTGTTGTAAATACATCACTAACACTTGCCGTGCCTGATACACCAGTAACACTAAAACTTGTACCAATAGATATTGATATAGTGCCTATAGAACCAGTTGAACCTAGTCCATTGTTAGTTGTAAATACATCATTAAGAGTTGCTGTACCAGATACACCAGTAACAATAACAATAGCATCACCCTCTAAAACAGCTTGACCTACAGAGGCTGTGGCAGCATTATCAATAGATTGCTCACCATCCCATGTACCTGTATTCCAAGTTGTTAGTACATTATCCCAACCTT